AAGACCTTTATAGCAGCCGAGATTATAAGGTTGTTTTTACAGTACAACGATGGTAATGTGTGTTTCTTTGTTGATAATAAGGTATTATTTGAACAAGCCATAAGCGACTTCAAGAAATACTTTGCACCATATGGTGGTATAGAAATAGGAGAAGTTCGTAGCAACGGACGTGTTGATTATAGTAAGCGTGTGACTGTGGCGATGATACAAACAATGACAACATGTTTGGAAAATAAGGTTCGTCGTAAAAGTGTATTGCATTATTTGAAGAATCTTAAGATGTTGATTGTTGACGAGATACACGATAATAGTAGTGATGGTCGTTTAAAGTTGTATAAGAAGTGCCAGTCTCTGGATTACCAACTTTGTTTGTCGGCAACACCTTATAGGAAAAATGCTTTTGTGCAAAATCTAAAATTGAAGGAGTGGAGTGGCGATATTGTTTACGAAATAACCGAAGAAAGATTGCGCAGTTGTGATGTATTGGCTGATTATAAGGTATTTATGTTGTTTATGGATCACAACATAGAGGATTACGAAATAGACAACATGGAATTTATGGATGTTCGTAAGAAACTTATTTTTGAGAACGACGCACGCAATAAGATATTAGTTCAGGTTGTGGATGTGTTACGAGAATTACATTTGAAGACCTTATTACTTTTCCAAAGCGTGGAACACGGTCAATATGTCAGCAAGTTATTAGGAGAACCCTTTATAAGCGGTGAAACACGAATGCAAGATAGAGTAGAAGAGCGTGTAAAGTTCTTGGAACGCGAAGATGGCGGTATATTGTTAGCAAGTAATATCTTCAAGAAGGGAGTAACGCTTCCCGAAGTAGAGGTATTAATCAATTGTGACGAGGGTCTTGAAGAGGCTAATGTAATACAGCGCAAGGGTCGTGTGTTAGGAAAGACCGATGAAAAGAGTCGTAGTTTGGTTGTTGACTTTTTTGACTTGTACGACTTGTATTTCAGCGATCACAGCGAAACACGCTTAAATACCTATGTAGACGCTATTGGCGAAGATAAGGTTGGTTTGTTAGACACTACAAATCCAGATTGGTTGAATACATTTCGTCGTTGGACAGCAAAGTGGTTCATGAAAGATGTTGACTGAAAGACAAAAACAAAAGTTGTTTCGCCATGCAATAGATACATTTAATATTCTATTGCATCAGTTGTTAGGTCGTGATAAGCCTTATAACATAACGAAGACAGATATTTCGTCTTGGCAAAAATTCACAAAAAGATACGAACAAAAACTTTGTGAAACATTTGTTGACGACTTTATAAAGTTTGGTGTTAATAATTATCTTAATGTAAATAGTCGCAAGTATTATGCCGAGCGTATAAAGTTCAGTTGGGTTATTGCTGGAAAGGTAGCAGCTCAATTTGATAACACAGAATATAGTTTACGGCAATATATAGTAAGAACAGGAATAAAGAAGACGGATAATGTAGACACAAATACGACACCCAGGAGACAGTTACTTATTGACAGCCTTAGAACTATACGAGTTGCAGAGGAAAAACAAAAAGAGCGTTATTACGGACAGAATCGTGGCTTTTTATGGTGCAAGATAAATACCACACTCTATAATGATAAGAGTAAATTATGTTGTGAATGTAAGTTTAACGAACAATGTCTGATTACGCTAAAACAAAATTATAGTAAAGTATATAAAGCACGCGGATATGGCAACTAAGAATATATTGAAGAGTGATTATGTAACTGAATTGTTTGCTATTGCCTTACAAAATAAGAACATATTCCCTATTGTAAAGCAATATCTTAAATTTCAGTATCTACAGCGCGAACAAGAGAAGCGTTTGTGGCAGTGGATTGTAAATTATAATAATCGCACTGGATCGATACCTACTATCGGTCAATTGCAACAACAATTCAATGAAGATGACGATGTAAGTGAATTCCTTGGTGATATTAGAGAACTGGAGATCGATGACGACTATAATTATAGTGGTGTTATTGATGAGTTTGAGAAGTACATCAAGAAGATGAAGTTCTTAGATGCTAATGAACAAATCACCGAAAATTATAATAACGGAAAGAAAGAGAAGGCTTGGGCATTGTTTGTAAAGTATGCTGAAGAGTTTTCTAATTTCAGCATTCAGGATGCAAAGTTTGATACAGTTTTTGGTGACTTTAGAACTCGTCAAACACTGCGTTCAAGTGAAGACTACAATAAGCGTTTCAAAGTACCAACGGGAATTGATGAATTAGATTATTGTTTAGGCGGTGAAAATGGTGGAATGGAAAGTGGTGAATATTGTTTATGGTTGGGAGATAGTGGAGCAGGAAAGTCGCAATGCCTTATTCATTTAGGTATTACAGCCGCTCGTTGTGGATATAGGGTTGCACATTTTCAATTAGAAGGAACAAAAGAACAATGTCTTAATCGTTATGATGCAGCGTGGACCGGAACCTTGTATCAAGAAGTGAAGTTAGGTAACATTCCAGATAAGAAGATAAAAGCGACTGCAAAGGTTGTTGCTCGTTTGTGTAAGAATGATATTATAGTAAGCAGCGAAGAGTCTTTCAATGCTAAGACATTAGTAGATGTTCGTCGTGAGTTGCAAGTTATGGAGCGGACTTATGGAAAGATAGATGTTATAATAATAGACTATTTGGAATTGTTGGAAGTTGGTGACGGACACAGTTACGCACCAAGCGAAGAACGCTTTCGTCAGGCAAAGTTGTCAAAGGGTATGAAGATGTTGGCAATGGAATTTAATGCCGTCGTTCATACAGCAACTCAAAGTAATAGTATTCCAGAGGAACAAAAGAACGATCCTGAGTTTGTAATAACTCGTGTCAACTTGAATGAAGATCGTGGTAAGGCTCGTCCTGCTGATGTGTTTGCTACCTTAAATCAAACACGTGATGAAAAGCAAGAGGAAATGATGCGTATCTATCTTGATAAGGCACGCGACCATAAGGGTGGTCAGGTTATAAAGATTTGTAACAACTTTGCTTATAGTCGTTTCTACGATAAACGAAGAACTTATGATCTAATAGATGAAGAATGATTAAGATTAGCGACACCGATTTACGAGATATCCTTAAGAACCCTCGCTATAATAATCGCACTCGTGAAATTCAGTGTGATTGTTTGTTTTGTGGCAAGGAGCAACATATGTATGTCAGTATGGACACGCAAATGTTTGATTGTAAGCGTTGTCACGAAAGTGGAACAATATACAAGTTATTGCGCCATATTGACAAGTTGTATTTATTAGGCGGTGCAACTGTTGTAGAAAATGAAAGGATATTAAGTATAAGAGAACGGCAAGAAAAGATCGAAGCAGATGAAGATACAGCTGTTCCAGAGGTGCGTTTGCCTGTCGGTTTTAAGGTTTTGCGTAATAGTTGTGAATATCTATTAGGTCGGAATATAAGTCCGGATTTGTGTGTTTATTATGGTATAGGAATGACTAATTTGGTAGAACGCTATCGCAACTACATAATTATTCCAATTCGTGAAGATAGTAAGGTAGTAGGATTTGTTGGTCGTTATGCAAATAAGAATGTTCCTAATAACAAGTTGCGTTATAGTAATAGTCTACATACTGACTTTGCAAAGTTGTTACTTGGCTATGATGAAATAATAATAGATAAGACAAACACTGTAATTTTAGTGGAGGGTGCTTTTGATAAGTTTGCTGTTGATAGATATCTACAATTACAAAAAGATGACCTTATAAAGTGTGTTTGTACTTTTGGAAAGAAGATTAGTAAGTATCAAATTCAAAAGTTACAAGACAAGCATATAGAGCGTGTAATATTGTTGTACGATTTTGACGCTGTTCGTGAGATGAAGCGATACAGCCGTGAATTGGAAGATAATTTTTTGACAAATATCACTTTCACAACCAAGAAAGATATTGATGAATGCACCCGTGAAGAAGCCTTAAAAGTGTTTGAAAATTTGTACAGCGTAAACGATTTTTGTCAAAATGTTGTAGGTAAATTAAAAAAATGAGAAAATTTTTTCAAAAATTATTTTACGAATTTTCAGCGAGTTAGGAAATAAAACAAAAAATTTTTGAAAAATTTTTAGAAAAATGTTTTGTGGTTCCAAAATAAAGTAGTAATTTTGCATCGTAGAATGTGACAAAACAAAGTTACAAATAACATAAACCACTAAAACAAAACAAAATGGCACAAACTAAACAATCAGAAATCTCTTATAAGAGATATGCTTATCTTGCCAAGAAGTATGCTAATACCTTATATCAGTACGAAGAATTATCGTACGAGTATGATGATCTTCTGCAAGAGTTTCGTATTAAGATTTTTACCTCTATAAAGGCTTATGGTCGCCGATACTTGGCTTACATGCGAGGTCAGGACAGTAAGCCAGTGCGCCTGAAATACTATTTGGAATGTGCATGTCGTAATAAGGCAAACGACCTT